CTACCCCCTTTCCCTGCAACGTCATCTTCAGTTTTCTCACAAACAGGACATTGATAGCCTTCTTCAGGCATCCCATGTTCCATCTTCAACCTTTCTCTAACCTTGCGAAAAGCACGATTACATTCTTTACATTCAGGTCTAAGAAAGTTACCCCCTGAGTTAGGGGAAAAGCTACTTAGAGGAAGAGACTTATCACACTTGCTACAAACTCTCTTGTCCTCGCTTTCAGAAGAAGGGTAGTCTTCAAGTTCAAATAATTCAAATTGTTCCATCTGTTATTTCCCTCAGCTTCTTAAAATCATTTTCTCGTCTATACTTTAAGTCGTCCTCAATATGTAATGCAATCACCTCAGAGGGTTCACAGTAACTCTTTAACTCTTTAGTATATTCAATAGTCTTACCTAGTGCATCAGGGTCAAGAGCCACAACAACTGTATCAAAAGTGTCCAAATACTCCTTGTGCTCCCTCAATAAGTTAGTTCCTAACAATGCCACTCCTGTTATTCCTGCTAGTGTTTCTCCCACTACAGTAGCTGATATAACATCTTCCACGACTACTGCTATGCTTTCATTAGGATTAATGCAGTAGGAGTAATACTTAGCCTTGCCACCATACTTATACCATTTGGGTTGGGCATTATACAAGGCTCTCCCTATCGCATCTACAATCCTTCCGTTTTGATAGATAGGAAATACTGCTCTATTACTTTTACAATCATATAATAACTCTACCCTCAAATCCCATCTTCTCCTGAACCTTTGGATATATGAATTGTTACCATCTGTTATATACTCAGGCATCTCAAATTTTCGGTCTTTTTCAACCTCTTCTAACCCCTGTATCTTGTTCTTTATAGTTTCTACAAGCAGGGGAGTCATTGATGCTCCTTTAACGTCACAACTATTTCGGTAACAGTTATATAGTATTAGACCCTCTTTATTAGAAGCTGAGAACTTCTTAACTCCATTACAGACAGGACAATCTATAGTAATTGTCTCTCCTTCTTTGAGTCCTAGTCCCTCTAAGAACTCCTTAGATGGTTTGTGTACCATTTTTACTCTCCTCTCTCCTTGATAAAGCATTTGCCGCCGACTTGTAAGTGTGGCGAATATAAGGTCGCATTGAGTTAGGACTATTGTGTCCTGATACTGCCATAATCTGAGTAGTGTCTACTCCTGCTTCAACCATTTCAGTTATAGCCGTTCTTCTCATATCCATAGCAGTTAACTCTTTAGGTAATCCTGCTTCTTCTTTTATCTTGTTTACCATTCTACTAATGTCTGTATCTGTGTATATCCTGTAAGCTCCACTTCTAGGATAGGGGTGTGGTGCTACATACTCTTGAAAGCCAAAGTCTTTATACTGTTTCTCCAACATTCTGTACATATGTATAAGTATAGGTATATGTACTTCTGCTCTCTTTTTAGATTGCTCAAGGTCTAGCCTACGTTCCTCAAAATTTATGTTCTCCCATTTAAGGGAACGTATATCCCCAATCCTCTGAGCAAAAGAATATGCCATGTACACAATCAATCCTATACTTCTCCACTCATACTTTGAAAAAGCAGTATCAGTAAAAAGTCTCACTTGGTCTACTGTCCACATAACTCGTCTTGGTTTCTCTTTCATCTTTGTTACACTTCGCATTGGGTTACGAACAATCAACTCTAGCTCTTCTGCCATGTTAAAGAGAACTGACATAACAGTAGTTGTGATGTTAGCCGTTCTTACTCCTCTCTTAACCCATTGTTGATACGCAATCTTACAATCCGATACACTTAGCTTATCTAGTTTGGTTGCTCCAAGTTTCCTAGCAGGAGTAATGGTAGTGTCAACTGCCCTGCCTATACAGTATTCGTAATCTTTCTGTGTCCTACTTCTTAAAGCCAAAAACTGTGGGCTTTTAAGGTAATAGTCTACCAATTCATTTACACTCTTAGGCATTACCTGAGAGCCTGTGTCTTTCTTCTCCATAGTATGTATGATATCAAACAATGTTTCTCTCCTAATATTTTATCAATTATCCATGTAAAGTTAGGCTTACCCCTCTCTTTCCACGCATGATTACGAGCCGAAAAAGATTGGTGTATACTACCCCCTAGTAAAAAGTTTAATATCTTACTAAAGGGCAGTATAAATCTTATTACTTGTGTTCTGCTAATCTTCATCAGATACACTCAACATATAAGCCACAAAACAACAGTACACTATAAGAAATGCAGTATATCCAAACATTACTTCATCTCCTTTGGCTTGGGTAAGGGTATCCTTACTGTTTTCTTTTGTCTCCATATTACCTGCCTTTTACCATTACCCTCAAAGGCTATGGCAAGGGCATCTTTACTTATAAATCCAGGCGATAGCTCCCAAACATACCCATTCTTTTTGTTCTCTCTCGCTTGGTTAATAAACTCTTTGTTGTGCTCTACAAAAGCTAAAGCAAACATTCCTAAAAACATATCTGTCATTTCTTTCTCCTATAAAATATGTGACTATCTATCCTCGTTACTCTTTCTTTTTGTCTTGCCCAAGAGGGTTTCACATAATACGCATGATACCATAAGCTCCCTTGAGTTACGTCCATTACTATCCTACCACTTACAACAATACTCGCATAGTCTAAAGCCTTTCTCCAAGCCTTAGTGTCTTTTTTTATCTCGTCTCTCTTACCATCACAGTACCAAGAGAACTGACATTTGTGTAGCACCATCTTTCCATTCTTGTATCTCTGTCCTTGTTTAACCACCTCACATACTGTGTTAGGAAAAGATGGACTTGCTACCCTGTTCATCACCACTTGCCCTACTGCAATCTGTCCTAACATAGATTGATTGTTAGCTTCGTGGTAAATATTAAATGCCATGCACATCAATGCCGTTTCTAATATCATGTACTTCCCTTATCTTTTGTATTAACTCAAAGTCTTCTTCTTTTGCGTTATCAAACTCTGCGTCAAGAATTGTATCAGATTCAATCAAATTTGTAAACTCATCTTCGTCCATCTATCCTCTCCTTTAATGTAAAACTTCATAATCAAACTCAGGGTTATGTTCAACATAGCCTGTTATCTGAGCATCTATAAGTAGCTCATGGTCTAAATCCCACTCACATTCCTTGCATATAATTTCCAGGTTATCAGCTTCATGCTCCACCTTTATTATTATGTATCCACTTTTCATTAATTTATCCTCATAAAGAAACCTGAACACGCATTGAGTATAAGAGCCGTAGCTATAATCAAGGCTATGCTTGTTAGTAGTGTCTGTCCCTCATTCATTTCTTTTCTCCTCTGTATATTCCATATAATGAATGTTGTTTAAACTAAAGTCTAACACACAAGATATAAAACCCTCTATCCCCTCACTATCACAATAAAACTCGTCTTTCCAATCTTTAGTGTACCCAAGTTTATTTAGACAATCTTCATTATAAGTATGTAATTTACCCTTTTCGTAATCTAATATTGCTAATTTAATCATCTTTCACCTCAATTATTTCTGTTCCTACTATCTTGTTGTGGTTAAACTGATAATCACATTCGCTAATTACTTCTTGGATATCAGCACCCTCTTCAACTTCTATTTTTACAACTATTTGTTGATAATATGTATTAGTCATATCATTACTCCATTATAAAATCAGGTTCGTTTTCTTTGTCAGGCATCTTTACCATCTTCTCTGCCCTTGACCTATTGAAACATATAGCTTCAAATTCAGATAGCTCTACCACTTCCCCTGTGTTCCATTTATCAGCTTCAATTTGGGCAAGAGCCTTTGTAGGGAATACCTTAACAGGACTATCTATTGTCCAACCATTGTCTCCCTCTTTGACATATTCTAACCCATCAACTTCAAAGGGTTCAAATACTACTGCATAATATTTATTCATTCTTCTTCTCCTTAAATGCTATAATAAATTTATCATTCTCGACACTAGGATAGAACAGATAGTTAAAGTCTAATATTAAATCCTCATCTTCTCCAAATAGTTTTACAGGTAATCTAAACTCTATGTCTGTATCCATACTGTCTAGCTTTATAAGTTTCTCCATTAAGTGTTTAGCTTTCATTACTTCTTCTCCTTTGGTAAATCTTCTTTAAGAGAATAGTCGCTATACCAACCCCCCTCTAAACCCTTTGGTTGTTCAAACTCTAATAGGTTTGCTAGTTTAAACATAAGAGTTTCTATCTCACAAATGTGCTCATAGTAGATAGGAACTTTCTCTGATGTGTTACAGTTAAACTCTCTCAATACGTTAACATACTTGAGTAATTCTACTCTGTCTTTTGGTTCAATAGTTATCTTCATTCCTTAACTCCTATTCAAATTGTTGTAAGTATTTAATAAAAAAATCTCTAAGTCATCTACCAAATCCCCAAGAGTATCTTGGTTATCTGTTCCCTCATGGACACGTTTAGTATCACGCAATCCATTTGCCTTAATCGTTTCCTTAACATCATTCAAGTTAAAGATAGCATTGTTTATATCATCAAGTTTCATCTCTTATCTCCTCTATAATTCTTGTGTCCAATAATCATATAACTCATTAATAGTTTCGTCATCTGCTAATTGAATCCACTTCCAACTATTCGGTGGAACTGCGTTCTTTTCACACTCAACTATAAATTTTATTTTATCTTCCTTATTCATCTTTATCTCCTCTTGATTTCTCATACTCTGCTCTCCACCTCTTTAGGTCAAGCTCTCTCTTCTCGTGTCTACGTTGTTGCTCCTTCTCCCTCTTGTCCTCTATCACCTGAGAACTCTTGCGTATGAACTCAGGGTTTCTAGGCTTCGAGGGAGACACTTTTTTGTAATACGTTTTAGGCATTACTTTCCTCTCCTTTGCCAAAATATTTCTTAGCTACTTCAGTAGTTATAATATATTCACCACCATTTTTTAAGTCTTGAATTAGATATGGCTTACTTCTTGCCTTACGTCTAAACCCTGACAGACTAAAATCCTTGCCATCTAGTTTGGCTATCTTGGTTAGGTCTAAGTTGTCCATCTCACCAAATGTTTCTAAGTCTTTCTGAGATTGAGACTTAGTACCTTTTATCTTTAGGTTTAATTTAAAGGTTACTTCATCATCACTAAATGATGCGTTGCCTACTGTTACGTCAAACTGTTCAAGTCTTTCGTTATCTTTGAGAATATTATTTAATGTTTCTCTTACTCTTTTTAGTATTTGTCTATCTAGTTTTTCCACTTTCTTTCTCCTTTATTCTATATCAAAATCTATGTGCCTACCTTGTGTGGCTACATGGTTTTTTACCCACTCAACTGCATCTTCATAGCTTTCAGCCATAACAGACATAGTGTGACTAATAGTTATATCAAACTCTTTTTCTTCTATTTCTTCTTCCACGTTCTTTCTCCATTAATTAAAATAAAAATATCTTACTAGTTCATCTAATACATAGCATACTGTTACAATCGTTAAAAAATAAATCCATGCTTGTCTATTCGTCATAACTTACCACCAACCCTTGAGCCTAATGTCCTGTAGGATATGAGCTATAACGTCTATTGTCCAACCATTGCCAAGCATTTTGTATTGCTGAGACTTAGAGATAGGTTTAACAATCCCATCAAAACTTCCCATAGTGCAATAATCATCAGGAACAGTTTGAAGTCTAGCACATTCTCTTGGTGTGAGTTTTCTCCAATGTAATTCGTCTACACTATCCCACTCATGTCTGTCATAACTCCCTCTGCCACCTACTCGAACTGCCTTAGACTTGTCTCTAATCTTAGACACTACAACATTATCTTTTTGTACTGTGCTTAGACAATTAGTCTTATCATCTGCCCTGACTTCTAGGTAAGGCTTCAAAGGTAGGTCTAGTTGGTTGTCTTTCCTCACTCCATCAACCTTACGTCTATTAACTATACGTCCACCTTTAGGGTCAGTAGTCGCTACCTTAGGCTCTCTGTGTCCACCTTGCATAGTTGTTAAGGTTGGTGCTTTGCCCTCAGGAGAGTAAACCCTTTTGATAATATCAAAGCCTTTTATCTCTGCCGTTTCTCCTACCTGAATACAACCATTAGCTACTGCATATAAGCCATCAGTAGATTGTTTGTATTGGTTAGATAACAAAGCTCCTGATTTCTCCTGTTCAGGCTTGAAAGCTCTACTTCTAGGGTTATTTCTAGCTCTGTCCTGTGCCTTATCTGAGAGTGTCCAACTATCGTCTAATCCTGTCTCCAATATGTCAGCCAAGACAATGCCCTTATCTTTTGGTTGGGCAATAGGAATAGCCTTGTATATGTCTCCATCTCTAATGCCAAACCAATAAAGTCTGTACCTGTTCTGAGCCGAAACCAAAGAACTGTTAATAGCTATTGGGTTAAATCCTAATATGTCAGAAATCATATCTTCATATTCTTTTTTCATTCTAACATTCTCTAGGAAAATATAGGTAGGCTTTAGCTCTTTGACTAGCTTCCACCAATCAAAGAAAAGGCTACTCTGTTCACCATCAACTAACCCTTTTCCTAATCCTGCAAAAGACAGGTCAGTACAAGGAGAACCTGCCAACATCAAATCAATCTTAGGTAGTTGGCTCGTGTCTATCTTCTTAACGTCTCCTAGATGTACCATATTAGGATAGTTATACTTGGCTACTGCTATAGCATATTTGTCTATCTCACTAGCGAAGTATTGGTTAACTTTTATTCCTGACTTCTCAAGGGCAAGTTGACCACCTGACAAGCCATCGAAACAACTTAACACGTTTAAGCCATCAACACTTTTATTCTTTGAGTATAGGGAAGTATGATTGCTACTTTCCTCTGCCCAATCGTGGCTTATATCTGTAAAATTATTATATCTATCTTTCATTCTCTTTGACCCCTATTTCTATATAACTAACTTCAGTTTCTCCACTACCAACAATCCCTTTTATGGTCAAGTATGTATCATCAGTAGAGTTTTCCTCGTCCTCTCCTAAAAGTACAATGTCTACCCTAGTATCAGAATTATACTCTGATAAAGTTTTTATTATTTCTTTAACTGTGTTCATTTTATTTGACCTCATTCTGAACAAGGGGAATTAAACCCCTTGCTCCCTTTGTAATTTGTTGAATACAGATACTGCTATGTATCTGCCTGTTGTTGGGTCAATAGGTCTATTACCACCACAAGCAATTCTTTGTTTTAAATCGCCTTTTGTGGACGTTGTACCATTTAACCCAAATCTTTCTCTCTTATCATTCCTAACAAGAGCCATACCTTTAATGTTAATATGGTTTAGGTTTTCGTATTTTGTAGTTCTTAATGTTTCTAATTTTCTAGCCATTTAATTTCTCCTTATATTGCTAGGGTTTCGTTCTGTTACCACGATTAATCGTTACTGTCAAACAATTCTTTTAATTTGTTTTCAAACTTCTCAAACTTACTTTCGTTAGCTTGATATCTGATTGTTAAGCCACCTTTAGCTTTGAACTCTTCTAAATTGGTTGGTCTATCGTCTATTAATAGGTTAGGCTTACCACTAGAAATTTCTCCTGTATCTGTTGCCCACATCCATTTATTGTGAGAGTAAAATCTTTCCTTGTTAAACCTATGTCCAAAGACTACTGCAAAGACATGATTTAACCATCTATCTTTATGCTTACTAGAATTTTCCTCGTCTCCCTTTAATGGAGTTGAAAGAATTGACCATCTTCCACTAGTGTATTTATCAACTGTTACTAAAAACTGTTTGGTGCTAGGGAATGTTGATATCCTACCAAAGAAATCTGAACCTGTTAATCTCTCTACTACTTCCTCTTGAGTAGGAATATCTTTCCAATGGTTGACGTTAAACTCTCTAGCTAGTGAGCCAAAGAAATCAGCTATAACTCCATCCATGTCCACATATGTCCAATTAACTTTTCTCATTCTTCTACCCTCCAATCTAATATTTCTTTTCTAGCTTTTTCTTTTACTTCAGGTTTCCACAATTCCCAAAACTGTTTGGAATACTCTTCAGGAGTTAGGAAATCTTTTCTTTTAACTAAGGCTAAGGCTTCTTGATAATCTATTTTCATTACTGTTCTTTTTTTCATTTTGTTATACTTTCTTTTCTGTTTTTTCTTTTCCTTAACATAGATTGTATAGGCTTGTCAATAGAGTGCGACAATTTGTCCTAACTTTATTCTCCATAGCTCTCAGGACAACAATCTTGACAATATAATTCATCTTCAAAAAAGAAGCCTGTATCTGCGTATGCTTTTTCTCCACAGTCTTTACACTCTCTATCGTAAACATAGCTAACTAGGTTTGTGTCTTCTTCTATGTGTTTGTATATGTGTTTATTACTCATTGTTTTTTCTTTCCTTGATTTTAATAAAATAGTTTTCGTCTCTTAGTCCAATAATCAAATCCCAAATGGACATTAACAACATAAATAATACAATCATTGACGTTAAAATTATTACTAAAGCTATTAACATTTTTCTTTCTCCTGTTTAGTGAGTTATAAATAATATTTGTTTTGTTGGGCAATCCCAACATAAAGCACAAGTTGTACAATTATCTGTTTTCTTTGTCTGTTCAGGGCAAACAATAGTCTTTCCCTTTTCTTCTTTTACAATGTCAAAACTATTAGCCGAAAATGATTGGCTAGGTAAGTTTGAAAACCTAATAGCAAACCTATTGCCAAAGCTCTTATTTAGCTCTCTAATAGCCTTTCCAATAGAAGCATAATCTTTGTTGTTATCTGTTGGCAAATAAGCCGTATAGCCATATAAAGCCAAGTTAGGAAACTTCTTTAGCATTCTTTCCCAAAAGTTAACATATCTTAGACTAAAGAAATCACCTAAGACATGAGTACGCAATAGAACACCAAAATTCTTAGAGCAATATAATTCTAAATCCTGTTCTAGTCTTTGTTCTAATAAATCTTCGTTAGTGTGGTCTATCCTATGAGCAAAAGGCATATTATTCCCAAAACAACTAGACCAATGAAAACAGGTTTTCGGACAAGTTGCCCTCTCTTCTAAAGTAAAAGTAAACATTTTATAGCCTTTAAATTTTCCCTTTTTAACTATGGCTTTTTTGTTTTTTCCTAACTTCTTATTTTTACTTTCTTTTATCAGATTATATTTATAATCATCTAAAGGCTTAATGCTTTTTAAATAAATTGTATTTTCTTTATTGGTATAATCTAAAGGCATTTCTTATTTCTCCTATTATTTCTATTAAACTTATTACTATCATCATTACTAGTTAAGGGAGTTGTTAAAACTCCCCTATTTAGTAAAGATATCTCAGGAAGCATATGCGACCTGTACAGGCTCTTTGTTAGCAATCTTGTCCATATACTCAATAGATTTACTAGCAAGGGCACAAGCCTTAAAAATTGCGTTATCATGGTCATTCAAAAGATTAAGCCAATTATCAAGATAGGCAATATTATTGTCACTAGCCTTATGTTGGATACCGAAAGCCATCATTGAGAATAAAGAACCTAATTCAGCGACTAACTCCTCAAAAGCATATTTAGGAGAACCGAATTTATTTCTCATGTCTCTATTAAGCCTGTCTTTTGTTCCTGTTGAATGTACAAACTCATGGGCAAGAACACTATAATATTCATTGCTAGTGTTCCATTTTGTCCAATCAGGCATAAAGACAGCATCTTCACTTGGTCTATAGAAAGCTCCTGATGTTGACGTTTTCAAGTTGGCTTCTTGACTGTCAAAATAATTATCTATCTCAGGCAATCTTTCATTAGTTGTTTTAGCTTCTTTGATTTCAGGGAAAAAGTTAGGCTTCAATTCTTTCAAGCCATCAAATTGACAGGCATTGAAAACACTGTAATTTTTCATCATAGGAATGGTTTTTGTATCAAACTCTTTATCTCCATCAATAGAGCCTGTGATTTCTTCTTTGATAGTCAAGTTTTGGTAATAGATGACAGGCACTCCTTTCCCTGTAATCTTTTTTGCTAAGGCTATTCTATCAAGTTTGCAATATCCAACCCTTGCTACTTTTTCTCCATCTCTTAAAGCGAAGCCTTTTGAGTTTACTTCCTGTTTTTTATATCCATAAATCTCCATAGCTTTGTTAAAGGTTAGGAAGTAAGGAGAAACCCAACCTTTTGAACCTGTAAGAATGGATAGGTAAAAAGCATTAAAGCCTTTATATGGCTCGTTGTTTTCTCTTAGTGGTTGGAAGCCTTGCCCACCATTAAAGCCTTTATTCCATTTTGGCATGATGCCTTTAGCCTTGTATTCTTTGATTAAGGTTAAAACTTCTTTTGTCACTTCTTTTTGTAAATCAATATTTTTCATTTTGTTTTTACACTTTCCTTTTTGTTTTTGTTTAGGTACTTGGTTAAATCGTTACTAGTTAAGGGAGTTGTTAAAACTCCCCTATTTAGTAAAGACTTTATATGTGTTTTTCGTTAAAGTTATCAACTCTTTGTTGTTGCTCTTCACTAATATCATAGTCGTAACTTTCACCATCAAATTCTACATAGTCAGGAGTGAAATCGTATTGTCTTCTTTTTTGATAGGTAGTTAACTTGAAAAGAATATTAAATAAATCTTCTTGAAGTCCTACGTTTCTTAATACTCCATCTGTAAAGCCTGTAAGTATACTTTTTAATATATCTGTTTGAAACCTAAGCCTTTCTGCTGAAATATAATCTTTAGATAATGCCTTATGTATTGATGCCAACCATATGTAGGTATCAAGTGTTGAAAATACTTCATAAGATAATTCGATTTTTCTTAATACGTCTCTTATGTCTTTTGTTACATCTTCTTTAACGTCTGTTATTGTCAGTGTGTGTGTTTCTATATAATTTACCACTTTGTTATACTCCTTAAAAATTTTTGTTTTTTAAAATCTTCGCAATTATTCGCTGATATTTTTTCATATGTCAACAATAAAAATAATTATTTAATACTATCATGTTTTACCCTGTATTTTTAGCCTGTATATAATAGACGTTTCAGATGCTGAAAAAGTTGTGTTTATTATATATATTATTTTTTCTCCCTGTAAAACTCATAACAGTTGAACCATTCAAATACTTCAGAATTAATTTAATTATTTTTTGTTGGTGCTTTTTGTCTAGTCGAATGAGCTAAGACTTTTTTCAGGTTTAATATGTCCCTGTCAATCGAGAGTAGTATATTACGCAACAAAGATTTTTAAGGGTAGTATATATTAGACAGTCTAAGCAACTGATAGCATAACAGTTGTTTTTTCTAGTTAAAACAAGGCTTTAATATCTATTTAATAAGCTAATACAGGGAAAAAGGCTTATTTATGATAGTAAAAGGCTATTTTTGACCTGTATTTTTCGGAAATGTTCTTGTTTTGTTCTACCCTGGCGAGGGCCGCAGCGGGGTCTATGGTTATCGTATACACAGAAATACACAGAAGGGGATTTTTAGCTGTAAACCACTTTGACAATAAAGGTTTCCCAGGAAAAAGGGGAGAATGTCAAATTATTATGTTGACACCTGCTAAAAAACATGGTATAACATAGTTAACGCCTTTTAGTTATAACTTAAAAGTCTTAACAATCAATTAATAACTTAAAAAATACTATAACTAAATAGTTATAACTACACTCTGTAGTAAAGATTATTATATTTCCTATTAAAAAAGAGTTGACAATGAAAAGTAACAGAGTAAAACTATACTCATCTGAAAATGTTATAGAAGATTTCTATGAAGCCTTAGTCAGTAAAAATGAAAATAAGCTGCGAAAGGTTCATATTCCTAAATCCGATGTCTTCTATGTACGTAAAGCTATTTATTTAAGGACAGGAAACCATTACTCCCTAGACCACGTAGAACGAGCTATGTATCTTGAGGGGCTTTTGCGTTCTAACGAAGTCCTAGACCCTGATAGACCTAGAGGTTACTGCTCCTATGACACCAGAGATGCTAGATAGATGGAAAATACTTCCAAGATTGATGATGTTGACCATGACAGGCGTTTATATTCGCTGTATCGAATGGGCTTTGAGTCAGCCAGACTTGAGTACAGCACAAGCAGGACTCGTATCCGTGATAACTGGAGCTATGACTGGCAGTTTCGCTATTTGGATGGGTGCAGAGAGCAAATCGGAGCAGAGACCATTACCACCACAACGAAGGGAAGAACATTAATGCTTACAAAAATATGGAAATACTTTAAAAGAATTGGATGTGCAATCTTAAACCGAAAGTGCAGCGACACTTGTGATTGCAATGTAAAAAAAGACGATGCGTAACTATAAACGAGAGTACGCACTTAGCGGCTCTAAACCGAATGAGAAGAAGAACAGAGCTTCTCGCAACAAAGTAAGACGAGCAATGACACGGAAAGGGGCTGTCCGAAAGGGAGATGGCTTAGATATAGATCATAAAGACAAGAACCCAAGAAACAATAGTCCCAGGAATTTGCGAGTTATTAGCCGCAGTAAGAATAGAGCACGAAAATGATTGGTACAATACTTAGTTCAGTAACGAGTTTAGCATCTTCCTACATTGATGGCAAAACAGCCATACAAAAAGCTGAAGCTACCATCAAGATGAAAGAAGCTACTGGTGAGATAGATTGGGACTTAGCTGCTATGAGGGCTTCACAAAGCTCATGGAAAGACGAGTGGTTGACGCTACTTTTCAGTATCCCACTCATCCTAGCATTTTGTGGAGATTGGGGAAGGGCTGTAGTAGCAGACGGATTTACGGCACTTGCAGGTATGCCACAGTGGTATCAGGTTGCGTTGGGAGCTATTGTATCTGCCTCCTTTGCGACAAGAGCCACAGCAAAGTTCTTTAACACAAGGAAAAAGAAATGAGTTTAACACCTAAAAAAGGACACACAAAGCATAAGAATGGCATGGGATTCCAAACAGCAGGAGCTATTAAGGACTTCCTAGTCAAACCTATTGAGGAAGAACTAAAAAGACGTAGAATAAAAGAAGGGTACAAATCCCTAAATGAGTCTCGTGATTTATACAAAAAGGCATGGGGCAAGGGTAAAAGCAAAACGTGAATAGACAAGCATTAATAACCCACTGCTGTATGTTCGTGTTTGGTTGCCTAGTGGTATATATAATATTATGACAACAATACAAGCAACGCACTCGTATAATAACACTAATTCGTATAATACGACCAATACTGTAATAAATAACTTGACAATCACACCTGACCAAAGTTATAATACTCACAGAGTTGTAACACAAAAGTATCAACTCGATTTACAGCAAAGGTTTCAGGAAGCAATGAGAGCCTTGTTGTATATGTTATTAATGCAAACATTATTTAAGAATCAGATGTTTGAAATGTTAGGTGCTGTCAAGTACCATAGATCAATAGATTGGAGAGCGTAAACATGGGTTTTAACCTATCACAAAAGAGTTTTAAGAAGTTAGCAGGAGTGAACGATATACTACAGGACACCGTAAAGGAAGCCATAAAACTGACCAAAGTGGACTTCGGTGTGATATATGGAATACGTACCCTAGACGAGCAAAAGCGTTTGTATGAGTCTGGACGCTCACAAACGATGAACTCTAAACACCTTTTACAAGATGATGACACTGGACATGCAGTGGATCTTATGGCTTATGATGGCAAAAATCCGTCATGGGAACTTTCTGTCTATGACGACATAGCTGACGCAATGAAAGCGGCAGCAAAAATTACTGGAGCTAAAATAAGGTGGGGAGCCGCCTGGCATATAGACAACATAGTTGATTGGGATGGAACGATGGAAGAGGCGATGAACGCTTATATAGATTTACGAAGATCACAAGGTAGACGACCATTTATTGATGGTCCTCACTTTGAATTAAACTAAAGGGGAGAAAAATAATGGCAGCACTAAAAGATATGAGTAAGCCACAGCTTATTAAGTTTTTTGGAGATTTAGCTATATCTGAAAAATTTGATAAAATGACAAAACAAGAAATATTGTCACTCGTTAAGGATGGCAAAAAAGGGTATGGTCTTTCTGTTACAAAAGATGTAAGTAACTGGAATAAGGGTGGTTTAAACACGACTAAAAAATATGCGAACCCTGTAAAAGTAGTTAATAACTTAAAAGGCAAAAAGAAAAAATAATGGGAGACGGAGCACCTAAAAAAGTTAAAGTTCCCCCAAAGCGTCCTGCCTATATGTCAGAAGACAAAAAGAGTGGCAAAACAGTAAAAAGTGAGAATTGGCTAAATTGGGTTAAGAAGACTATGCCTAAGTTTAAAGGTGGATTAAAAGACCCCCACTTTAAAAAAGGTGCGTGGCGAATTGACGTTGACGATAAGGATGGAAAAATTAATGTACGAGGGAAGATAGAGTACAAGGGTGGACTGAAAGGTCTATGGAAAAAGATTAAACAGGGAGATTAATATGCCTCAGGTAGGAAACAGACACTACCCTTACACAGCTAAGGGTAAAGCAATGGCTAAAAAAGCAATGGCAAAGAAGAAAAGCTCTAAGACAGGCAAACTTATGGATGTCCTGATGCGTAAGGGCGGCTTGGCAAAGAAGAAAAAATAATAACCTATGTTAGAAGGTTGGTTTATCGTAGCTATTATGGCAGGAATATATTCGGATGGTACGAAGGACGTATTTATATTTAAAGAACCGAAAGAACACGGTCACTTCCACAGTTCAGTGGAGTGTAGAGAATATGTACGAGATAACCCTCTTCCTATTGTAAAAGCATTGGTTAATCAATATGGGGCTAATAGACCTTTTGAAAAGCTTTTATGCGTACATGAAAAGAATGTTGAGAAATTCTTGGTGGAACAAAATATAAAGGAACTTGACACTTAAAAATGTCAAAAAATCCATACCCTTTTGGTCCTTACCCTGTAATAGGTAAGATGGTTGTCTGCGATGTATGTGGGCATAAGTATATAGCTCCAAGCTGCGTAATGTGCGAAACAGCTGCTGAGAATGGTGATTGGGTAGACAAAGTTATAGAAGAAGAAAAGAAGAAAGAACATGACAAAAAATCTGACTGAAAAACAACAAAAGTTTTTATCTGCTTTATTTGATGAGGCAGGGGGAGATGCGTCTATGGCTAAGAAATTAGCAGGGTACTCTGATGAAACAAGATTGTCTGAAGTTGTTAAACCTTTAAAGGATGAAATAATGGAAGCCACTAAAGAGTATATGGCTTACGTTGCACCAAAGGCTGCGATGGCAATGGGTAACGCACTTATTGATCCCACAGAGCTAGGCATAAGAGATAAGATGACTGCGGCTAAGGACCTATTAGATAGAGCAGGACTAACTAAAACAGAAAAAGTAAATGTAGAATCCTCAGGGGGACTGTTTGTTCTTCCTGCTAAAGAAGGAAAAAATGAATAAAAGAGACTTAGGGTATTGGACACTACCAAAACCTGATGTTGATATTAAAGAATGGACTCGTATTCCTAGAGTAGCACGAACTATACCCTTTGGATATAGAGAAGACCCTGAAGACAAAGACTATTTACTGCCTATACAAGAAGAGTTAGACGCATTAGAACAGGCAAAAAAGCACCTTATTCAGTATAGCTACAGAGAGGTTGCAAACTGGCTCAGTAAAGAAACAGGACGTACTATTACGCACATGGGTCTAAAGAAAAGAATAGAAGTTGAACGAAAACGTAAGAAATCAGTTAAGATTAAGAGGGAGCTTACCAGAAGGCTCGAAAAGGCGATCAAAGAAATCAGTAAGCTCGAAGAAGAACGCACAGGAAGTTACGTCACCTAAAGTAGTAAGTTCTCCTAAAGAGGAGACACTTCCAGAAATAAAGTTAAGTCAGCAGCCTCAGTCGGAAGACTACGTTGTTTTTAAATCGAATGAAGGACCTCAAACAGACTTCTTAGCATCCTCTGAAAGGGAAGTCTTATACGGTGGAGCAGCAGGAGGAGGCAAATCGTTTGCCATGTTAGCTGACCCTCTGCGTGGATTGAACAACCCTAACTTTAGTGGGCTACTTGTTCGACACACCACCGAAGAATTGAGGGAACTGATACAGAAATCACAGGAGTTGTACCCTAAGGCAATTCCAGGAATAAAGTGGTCAGAAAGAAAGTCACAGTGGGTAAGTCCTAAGGGGGGACGACTGTGGATGTCTTACCTAGACCGTGATACAGACGTAATGCGATATCAAGGTCAAGCCTTTAACTGGATTGGCTTTGACGAATTAACACAGTGGGCGACACCTTACGCATGGGACTATATGCGTTCACGACTCAGAAGTGCAGACCAATCGTTAGGACTGTACATGAGGGCGACAACAAACCCAGGAGGAGTGGGGCATCATTGGGTCAAGAAGACTTTTATAGACCCTTCGCCACCAAACCAATCGTTCTGGGCTACAAACACAGAAACAGGCAATGTTATTACATTTCCAAAAGGTCATAGCAGAGAGGGTGAACCTTTATTCAGACGTAGGTTTATACCTGCTAATTTGTTTGACAACCCTTATCTAGCTGAATCAGGCGACTACGAGGCAATGCTGCTGTCTCTGCCTGAGCATCAAAGAAAACAGTTGCTTGACGGTAACTGGGACGTAGCAGAAGGGGCTGCCTTCCCTGAGTTTAATAGGCAGATACATGTTACTGAACCGTATAAAATTCCTAGTAATTGGAGAAAGTTCAGGGCATGTGACTACGGATACGGAAGTTATTCGGCTGTGGTGTGGATGGCTATAACTCCTGCTGAACAATTAGTCGTTTACAGGGAGTTACAGGTTTCAAAGGTTCTTGCTGCAGACTTAGCCGATCAGATACTTCAGCTAGAAGAAGACGATGGTACGATACAATACGGAGTGTTAGACAGCAGTTTATGGCACAAAAGGGGAGACACTGGTCCTAGCCTAGCAGAACAAATGATTGTAAGAGGGTGTAAGTGGCGACCTTCAGATAGAAGTAAAGGAAGTAGAGTTGCAGGGAAAAACGAATTACATAGACGATTGCAAGTTGACGAGCATACTGAAGAACCTCGCTTGGTTATTTTCAATACATGTACACACCTTATCTCTCAACTGCCAACCTTACCGTTGGACAAAAAGAACTTAGAGGATGTAGATACAAATAGTATGGATCACATGTATGATGCTCTTAGATACGGCATTATGACACGACCTCGAAGTAATATATGGGATTATAACCCTGTTAATCAAAGAACTGGCTTTCAAGTAGCCGACCCTAGTTTTGGATATTAAATATGGCAGAAGATAATGAAGTAGCATTTGACACAGACGGAGTTACCGTCATTGAAGATAATGACCCTGCACTTACCTCAGAATCAGGTATAGTTGCTTACGTAAATGAGAGGTTTAAAAGAGCCGAAGATGTAAGGCTTCAAGACGAAACACGGTGGTTAAAAGCATATAGAAACTACAGAGGACTATATGGTCCTGATGTTCAGTTTACAGAAACAGAAAAGTCACGAGTATTTGTAAAGGTAACAAAAACCAAGACATTAGCAGCATATGGTCAAATAATTGACGTTTTGTTTGGTAACTCTTCTTTTCCTCTTACAGTTAACCCTACTACATTGCCTGACGGAGTAGCTGAATCCGTACATATTAATATAGACCCTAACGCAGAAAAAGGGCAGGACGAGCTTAGACAGGCGTTTGAAGAAACTCCTGCTGAACCTTATTTGTTTAAACCTAATGCAGAACTTCAACCAGGAGAAACTCTTCAGGATTTGCAAAACCGTTTGGGAGCGGCAAAGAATAAACTTAATGGTGTCTCTGATAAGATTATAGAAGGAGACGGCAAGACAAACACAACGGTTACTTTCCACCCTGCAATGATTGCGGCAAAGAAGATGGAAAAGAAAATTCTTGACCAATTAGAAGAGTCAGGAGCAAACAAACAACTTCGCAACACAGCTTTTGAAATGTCATTATTTGGTACTGGCATTATGAAAGGTCCTTTTGCGTTAGACAAAGAGTATCCTAATTGGACAGAAGACGGAGAGTATGACCCTCTTGTCAAAACTGTTCCGTCAACTAACCATGTTTCTATTTGGAATTTCTACCCTGACCCTGATGCGTCCAATATGGACGAAGCTGAATATGTGGTAGAACGTCACAAACTTTCACGTACTCAACTTAGAGCTTTAAAGAACAGACCTTACTTCAGAGATGAATGTATTGACATGTGCATTGAAATGGGCACAAGTTACGACAAGAAGTATTGGGAAGACGACATGAAGGACTTTACTATTGAAAATTCAACAGAGAGATTTGAGGTATTAGAGTTTTGGGGGCACGTTGACGCAGAAAAGCTAGAGCAGAACGGAATAGATGTTCCTGCAGAATTGGTTGACCTTGACCAAATTAATTGTAATATATGGATATGTCAGGACAAAGTGCTTCGACTGGTGCTCAACCCCTTCAAGCCTGTAAGAATACCTTACTACGCTGTGCCTTATGAGCATAACCCATATAGTTTCTTTGGTGTAGGTATAGCAGAGAACATGGATGATACGCAGACCCTTATGAACGGCTTTATGCGTATGGCGATTGATAACGCTGCTCTTAGTGGTAATCTTGTAATTGAAGTAGACGAAACAAACCTTGTTCCAGGGCAAGACCTTAGTGTGTATCCAGGAAAAATATTTAGACGACAAGGAGGTGCTCCAGGTCAAGCTATCTTTGGTACAAAGTTTCCAAACGTGGCAGGAGAGAATATGCAACTCTTTGATAAGGCTAGAGTGTTAGCTGACGAGAGTACCGGCTTTCCGTCCTTTGCTCATGGACAAACTGGCGTACAAGGTGTAGGACGTACAGCTTCTGGTATATCTATGCTTATGTCTGCAGCAAATGGCTCTATACGAAATGTTGTAAAGAATGTAGACGACTATTTATTAGCCCCAATGGGTAAAGCCTTCTTTAGCTTTAATATGCAGTTTGATTTTGATGAAACCATTAAGGGCGACCTTGAAGTTAGAGCACAAGGTACAGAAAGCTTAATGGCAAACGAAGTAAGAAGCCAACGACTTATGCAATTCCTACAAGTTGCATCTAATCCTTCTCTTGCACCTTTTGCTAAAATGGATTATATTATTAGAGAAATTGCAAAGGCTATGGATCTTGACCCAAACAAGGTTACAAATAGTCTGCAAGATGCTGTGATACAGGCTGAGATATTTAAGAAGTTTCAGGCTGAACAACCACCACAGCAAGAACAAGTTCCACAGCCCCCTGAAGGAGGAGCACCCCCTGCACCTGCAGGAGCTAATGTTCAGGATACCTCAGGAGGAGGGGGAGCACAAATAGGTACAGGCACAGCCCCTGCACCAGGAGAACAAGGATTTACAGGTAATGTCTAAAATTAAAGAGTTAACGAATAACAAAGAACTATGGGATGCTTTCGTAGAGGAGCTACAAAGATCTATAATGAATTATCAACGCACAATGGAACAGACAGAAAAACCATCTGACATGTACAGATTGCAGGGAGGCATTTCTGCTCTTAGACGGTTGATGCAACTGAGGGACATGATGAATAATGGCAAAAGCTAAAGCATTAGCTAAAGAGGCAGCAGGATTTTTACCTGGTGTAGGAACAGCAATGGACGTTGCAAGTGCAGGACAGGCTCTTGCATCAGGTAATTTACCCTTAGCAGCACTAGAAACTGCCTCAGCAGCTGTTGGACTAGTTCCTGGAGTAGGAAGAGTAATAGGTAAGGCACTAAAAGTTGGTGCTAAAAAAACTGGTCTAGTAAAGTTTACTAAAGAAGATATTTTAACTAAAAATAATGCTAACTACAAAGCTATCAGAGGTAATGTAGATGAAAAACTAGACAAGAAAACTGCAGAAGAACTTTTTGAGGCAGATGAAGACTACGTAAAAGGCATACAAAAAGCACAGTCAAAAACTAGAAAGATGGATGATCCTGGTAAAAGACCGTTTCAAAAAGAGGCACTAGAATTACAAGAAGGAAAAATAACGTCTAAGGAGTTCAGAAAAACTGCGTTTGCCGATGTAGAAAAGTTTGATGAAGTAGAGGAATTACCTACTTTTACAGAATCTATATTTGCTTTAGACAAAAATAAAAGAGCCAAAGGTATGATAGGCTTAGATAAAACTATACCAAAAGGTAAACCTAAAATAGAAGCAGGTGATAAAGTCATGGCTAGGTTAGACATACCTGCTTACAACAGATTTGATGTTTATGTACCACAGATAACGTATAAGAAACCGGATGGAAAAGGTGCAGAAAGTATTTTTTCTAGGACAATGGTTATACAGGATGTAAAATTTCCTACACCTACAAAGCCCTCTTTTGACATAGCAAGAGGTGTAGAGCAAAAGTTTCCTCATGCCACAATTAATGGAACAGTTTCTAAAAATCCGTTAACTAAAAAGATGTTTACAGACGAGGAAGCACACAGTGTAGCCAAAGCTGTTATTGATGATGATGACTTTATGCACTTAGGATATAATCCTGATAGAGGTGGCTTTTTTTACGACAGAGAAACTAAGATGCCAGTGTTTAACTCTCCTTTTGTTGTACAAATAGGAAAACAGATATTTGCAAAAAAACCTATTGAAACAGGTGCTGAAAGAATAGCGAAGATGCGTAAAATGGATCTAAGGGAAATAAAAGATCCTAAAACAAAAAAACCTCTGGTTCAAGGAAGACCAGTATTATTTAACAAAGGTGGGGCTACGATGCAGGAACAAATGAAGTTTGCGTTTATGAACGAGGGAGGTGTACTCGCTGATGACGGTGTAGAGCGTGACCCTGTAAGTGGTAACGAAGTACCATCAGGTAGTATGGCAGAAGAAGTTAGAGATGATGTACCTGCAATGCTTAGTGAAGGTGAGTATGTTGTACCTGCTGATGTTGTACGCTTTCACGGAATACAAACATTTGAACAGCTAAGAGACGAAGCTAAAATGGGTATGGCTAGAATGGAGGCTGATGGACGTATTGGTGGACAACCTGTAGAGCAAGAGGAAGACCCTTTCCCTTTTGCTGTTGAGGAATTAGAAGGTTTTCAAGAAGGGGGAGTGGTAGGCGACATATACTCAGATGTAATGGGGTCTCCTTATGTACCTAATCAGAGATACCCTTCTGGCTCTCGCTATTCAGGAACAGGTTTTCAATTAAGAAACTTTACAAACCCACGTACAGGTAGAACAGTTGTTATACCTTTCTTTAATGGTCAACCAATGCAGTACATTCCACCTGACTTTTTAGAAGGAGGTTCTGCCTCTACAGGGGGTGGAGGTGTAGGTGATCCTGCTGCTTCAGAACGAGATAGACAAGAAAGAGAAGCAGAAGTAGCTAGAACTACGTCAGGAACAGGCATGAGTGCTTTGTCTATGGATGCTGCAACAAGAGCATTAAGAGGGGAAGAACAACCAACATCTACTTCTATAGCTGATATGTCTCCTTTAGATTTAAAGAAGATACGTGACCAAAGAAGTAGCATTGGTGGAAGAATACTATCTAATGTTCCTGTTTTAGGGTGGTTAATGGGAAGGCAAGATAAGCAAATAAAGGAAAGAGCATTTGAACTATTAAAATCAGGCGTAAACCCTGAAACAAATAAAGTTTTAAATGCCGCTGAAGTGTCTGCTCTTAGAACTATAACGGAAGCCCCTGAAAGTAAAGGGGCAATAGAAACTGTGGTAGACTGGGTAAAAGGACAAAAATACTTTGACCCTAACCCACGCATGGGCTATGAGAGTGGAGAAGACTTTAGAAGAATGTATCCTAACTTACTAGCAGATGATGCAACTACAGCAGACCCAACACTAGGTATGGAAAAAGGTTTTGACATGTCTACGTTTGAGCCAGAAAGTCCTGACTACAGTTTGCCTAAAACTCAAACTGAGAAAGCCTTTGGAACAGATTTAGAAGGAGGCTCAAGACCTATGTATCCTAACTTGGTGGAAGGTAGCGTAGCCGAAGAAGCAAAAAATACGATAGAGAAAGAAGGACCTAAAGTAGAAAAACAACTCGGTATGACCAATGCAGAAATTTGGAGAGTTATTAGTGATGGCGTTAGTGGTTTTGGAAAGTGGGTTGCAGATTCTCCAGGAGCAAAAAAATTATTTGGTGGGGAAGACGACAAAAAGGGTAAGAAAAGTGACTCTTACTCAATGCCTTGGTTAAATTGGGGTGCATATGCTCAGGATATGAGTGGCTATGATACGTCTTCCGTTAATCAATCTAATTTTAGTTCGCCTCCAACTGTTCTTAAAGTAAATCAAAATAATAATTTTAATCAATTAGGAGGAAATGAAAAACTATTAGCTCTTTCTTTGGCAAATATGAAATTGCACTCTAATGATGTTGATTATAATGCTGTTATAGCAAAAGCAAATCAAGAAACTGATGGATTTAGCAAACTTATAGAAAACAATATGAACTATAGCCATGCTAGTTTTATAAAAACTTTTGGGCGAGACAAATACGAGCAAATTAAACATATATTAAGACCTAAAGGTTCGCCAGGAACAGGGCTTAATGCTCAGACTGTAAAAGCTGAAAATGTACCTATTTTATTTAATGTGGCGTATGGTGATAAGTTGGGAAATCAGGGAGGACAAGATGGGTATAAATATAGAGGAAGAGCCTTTATTCATATAACAGGAAAAGCTAATTATGCTGATGTAGGTAGAAAATTAGGTATTGATTTTACTAGTATGTCTAATGAGCAGTTAGATGAATGGTTTAGTTCTCCTAAAAATTCTGCAGACGCAAGTGCAGCTTTTTTGGCTGTAAAAAAAGAACAAGGTATGCCTTTAAATACGTTTGATGGTGTTTGGAAAGCTATATCCCCAAAAGCTACTAAAGACGCTTTAAATAAAACAAAAAACATATACTCTTCTTTAGGGGGTAATAGTTCAAATAAAAAAATTACAACTCTATGGGAACAAGTAGAAATGTTTCCTTATGAGTTAGGACAGCAAGAAACAGGTTTTGCAACGCCACAGCCACAACCTGTAGGAACAGACTTTTTTGGGGAACAAAGGCTAGGAGAATTGGGAACAGACCAACAATCACAGCCTTTACAACAAGCATATATGCCACCACAAGCACCTACAGCAGATCAAATACGATTAGCAGGTGGGTTAGATGCTTTTGCT